GTTTAACATGAGCAACGAGGAGTTGCTTGCCCTCGCTAATCTACCTCTCAAAAAAGTAGCTAACGCCGTGGGCGACTTAGCTCCTGAAGGTGAGAAAAAGAAGGTTTCAAATGATTTTCTAGTTGCGCTAGATGAAAAAGGCATTATAGAGACTTCCGGCACGCGGTATACGCTGTCGTAATCGAAACAAGAAACAGGAAACAAGAAACAGGAATAATAAATAATAAATATGGCTACAACGAAGATAGTAAAAAAAGAAAAGGCAGAGATTGCGGAGGTTGCAGAACCACCAAAACTTGCCATCACTGCGGGAGATATTGAAATCGCCCGTTTAAATGTTGTCCAGCAAAGCTCCTCTATTGAGGGTGACGTTGGCTCTATCGTGCTTGACCGCACAACCACCTTGCTTGCGCCAGACGAAGTCTGTTCGGTAATACCAGTAAATGCCATCAAAGGATGGCGTGAAGATGTCCCGTTCGGGAACGCTGAAATTCCCCGAATCGCCAGCAATGAAGAACAAAAGGCGGCGATTGAAGCGGATAGCGCATTCGGAACCGTCGAATTTGCAGAGATCATCTTGCTCTTCCCTAAACCAGAAGGTGCTGACGATGACCTCTACCCATACCCAATCGGAGATGACTCCTATGCTCTTGGTAAGATCAACGTAGCCAAAGACGGTTACCGTTGCACATTCAAGAGACTGGCTACATTTTCAGCGTTCAATCCTGAAATGCCCTTGTGTGCCAAGTTGTGGAAGTTCAAAGCTGAACTACTGACACGCGGCATGAATAGCTGGTATGTTCCCAGCTTGACGGCTTCTAAAGAGAACGCTCCTGAAGACGTTAAGAGCTTCATCACCCGCATCACTTCCTAATCACCATGCCTAATTCTAACGAATACGACTTGTCGGTGCTTAAAGAGGAACTCAAGCAGGTAGAGAAAATAATTGGGGAGATCACTGAAAAAGCAGATGAACTTGAGAAGCATCGTAAAAAGATGACAACTCTTGAGACTAGCTTCCGGTGGGTGATAAAGTCTATTGAAAAAGACGGAGTCCAGATTCCCCTTGACCTCGACACAAGTTCGTCGAGCTAAATAATTCAGGGCGGCGGGGTTCGTTTTATTCCCATTCTTCAGCCTCGTTGCTCTGCCCACCTCCTTAACGGGGGGTGGGTTTAATTTTGGGCAGTCCTGCCCCCGTCAGTTTTTTGTTGTTTTACCCTGACGGGGGTGGGGCGACCCATCAACAAGCGCAATAAATGAACACAATAGCTCTAGACTACGAAACATATTACGATAAAGAATGCTCAATTAAATCACTGGGCAACATCGGATACTTTAGCCACCCATTGTTTGATGCATATATGCTCAGTGCGTGGGGTGATGACGGGACACAGTTTGTTGGATGCCCAAAAGAAGAATTCGACTGGAGCATAATTGAAGGCAACCGCGTCCTGTCCCACAACGCATCCTTTGATGAAACACTATACTTATTCGGTGTAGATAAAGGGTGGTGGGAATACTACGAATACAAAGAGTGGCTATGCACTGCGGACATGGCGGCATACTGCGGGTTGCCGCGATCACTAAAAGGGTCAACCGCCGAAGTATTCAATCTAGAGATGTCGAAGGAGACCCGCGACTCCATGCTTGGAAAACGGTGGGAGAACATGACCGACGAGTTCAAGAAGGAAGTGTCGGACTACGCACTGAAGGATTCTGAACTATGCCTTAAACTCTGGGAGGCTCTTAAAGATAAATGGCCGCAACACGAACGGGATATTAGTAACGTCAACAGGGCGATTTCACGGAGGGGAATACCCATAGATACGAATACTTTAAAGGAACAGAACGACACCATTGCCCAAAGACTATTTGAAGCAGAGAATTCAATACCGTGGATAGGGGAGGCTCCTACATTATCAAGAAAAGCATTTAACGACGAGTGCCGAAAGCTGGGTCTTGAGCCTCCTGTTAGTCTGGCAATGACTGACAAAGACGCTAACGAGTGGATCACAAAACACGGACAAAAGTATAAGTGGATTGGGGCAGTTCGGGACTTTCGTAGGATAAACTCACTAAAGAAAAAGTTGGAGTCTTTTAAGAACGCCACCATGAGCGATGACCGATACTACGGAAACATCATGTATTGGGGTGCTTCTACAGGAAGGTTTTCTGGGGGTGGTGGTAACCTCAACCTACAGAACCTTCCTCGCGGAGAAATATTCGGAGTCGATCTCCGTAAATTAATTTCAACAAAACCAGATAAGAGGCTTGTGGTTGCTGACCTGTCTCAGATTGAAGTGCGGACACTGTGCTGGCTGGCTGGAGATTCGCATATGATGGAGGAGATCAGGAACTCAGATGATATTTACGAAGCATTTGCTGTAAGATTTGGTTTCTGGTCTACAGACAAAGGAGTCCTAAAAAATGAAGACCCACAACTTCGTCACAAAGTTAAGACGATGGTTCTTGGGTGTGGCTACGGTGCGTTTAGCAAGAGGTTCTCCGAAATAGCGGGAGTATCTCTTAAAGAGGCAGAAACAATGGTCGGTAAATACAGGTCGGCTATGCAAAAGGTGGTGCGCCTATGGAACATCTATCAACGCAAGATGCACACCTGCTACAACATGACTGAGAGGTTTAAGATAGACCTACCTTCTGGAAGATCACTAGACTACGGGCTGATAAAATGCCACCTGACGAACGGTAGGAGATCACTTGTGTCAATGATTGCAAGAGGAGCGAAGAAAACCCCAGTTAGGTTGTGGGGAGGTCTTTTGACAGAGAACGCAAGCCAAGCCCTTGCGCGAGATGTTTTTTCAGACATACTGCTTAGGATGGAGGCTCAAGGGTTGAAGGTAATATTTCATGTTCACGACGAAGTAGTTGTGGAGGTAGATAAAGATGAAGCAGATGCTGTCTTAGAAAAGGTCATTGATATAATGAAAACACCCCCAGATTGGTTGCCTGAATTACCACTGGATGCAGAAGGAAAAGTGATAACAAGATACGAGAAATAAAATGGAATACCGATACTTAAAGACCCTAAACGAAAAGAAGAAAGTTTATAAAGCAGATGACTTGTCTACTATGCAGAAGACCAAGCCATCGTTTGCTACCAAGCAACTATACCGTGAGTGGTGTGCTAAACCAGACACCGACCATGTCTTCTACAACACTATAGAAGGAGATAGCCCTAACGAGCGTGTGTCCGCAGATAACCCACCAAACGCGGTGTGGGGTGCTGTAGGGGACTACGATGCTACTGTGGATTGGGATGTGGTAGATAAACTAATCAAGGCACAGTGCAAAGACTGTATGCCTACATGGAGGAGCAAAACCCAGTCTGGGTATATAAGACTTGTATGGGAGTTCCCAAGAAGGGTTCCGGTTTCTCCCCATATGTTTCAAGCGTTTATGAAGCGTCTATCCACTGCGCTACGAATGGAAAGAGTGCTTGCTGGGTTTGATCCATCATCACTAAGACCTAACCAATATTTTGAGTTGGGTGAGGAATGGACAAAGATTGGCGAACCTATAACAGAAGCACTACTCCAAACCACTTTGCTAAAAGCGGCGATGGATAAACCACCTGAATCAGCGGAGACCAGCATCCCAATCGAAGTAGTCGCAGAAGGGGTTCGTAAAAAGTTCCCTGACTTTGATGATAGGTGGATGGGAGACTTCGCTGTGGGTGAAAGAGGGCCGTTGTTTTGGATTGATGATGGCGTAGAGCGGGATGGTTGTCAGATATTTGAGGAGGGTATGATATGCTACTCCGACAGGGCGGGTAAAGGATTCGTGCCTTGGCGAGAGATTCTGGGCAGGAGCTTTGTTGATGACTACACGACATCAAAGATGGGTAACCTGCTGGACGAGTATTGGTATAACGGGAAAAACTTCTTCAAACTCCTACAGGGACGCGCAGTTACTATCCCCCAAGACCAGCTATATCTGGAGCTTCGTAACGCTGGTTTCGCTCCACGACCAAAGAAGGGTCAGCGAATATCAGAGGTTGAGGCGGCACGCCTAACCATTTCTAATGAAAACAGGGTAGACGAGATAGCACCTATCATATGGTCTAAAGATCGTGTAGTAGAGATTAACTCCCACAGAATTCTTAATAGCCAGAACGTAAACCCTGTTGAACCAGCAGACGACGGCGACCCATCGAAATGGCCTTTTGTTCACGCATGGTTAAATCAGTTATTTGTAAATGGGAAAAGACCAACTGTTGAATATCTGCACGCATGGAATAAGCGTTTTTATACATCTGTGTTAGAGCGGGTGGGGGCGCAAGGGCAGGGGTTGGTGCTAGTAGGCCCGACAGGTAGGGGTAAGACATTGCTGTCCCGTGTAGTTATTGGTTCTCTTGTTGGTGGTTTTGGTGATGCTTCCCAATACATATCTGGTCACACAACATTCAACAAAGACCTTGCTAGAGTTCCCTGCTGGTGTGTGGACGACACTAAAAGTGCCGCCAGTTATCAGGAGCAAAGAAAAGCAACAGAGGTAATAAAAGAAGTGGTCGCCAACCCAAACATATCTTACATGGCTAAATACTGTGACGACATGAACATTCCGTGGACGGGTCGGGTGATTCTCTCACTCAACATGGATGCCAACTCATTGTCTGTTATCCCTGCATTAGATAGTTCAAACAGGGATAAGTTAATAGCTCTGCGAATCAGCGATAAGGCAGACACAAAGTTTCCTGACAACAAAACACTAGAGAGCATTATAAAGCAGGAGCTTCCACACTACGCCAAGTGGTTACTTGACTGGGATGTGCCAAAGGAGATAAAAGGGAAGTCCCGGTATGGTGTTGTATCATACATTGACAAAAATGTTGCGTCTGCGGCATACGACAACTCAAGCAGAAGTAGTGTAGCGGAGCTTGTGGAGTTCTTCGCTAAAAGGTATAGGGACATAAAGGATGATGCGGACGTTTGGCGAGGGACGCTCACAGAGTTCCAAGTTGCTATCCATGAAATGAACGGTGGTAGGAGCGTGGGTATGTCTAACAACCTTGAGTTTGTCAGGAGAGGGATGCTTATTATTGAGGAGTCTGGAAAGTCTAAGAACAGTAGTATACGCCCCGTAAAGTCATTAGGTTCAGGAGGGGGTAAGATTTGGGAAATTGATATTTCTGAAAAATACGATATAGATAATGCCAACACCGCTGACATTATATAATGACCCGTGAAGAAATAGATGAGTTCGTAACTAACGCAACACCCCAAGAAATACTACTGCCAGATAATCTGGATGAGGGCTTTGTTGGAGTAGACACCGAATCAGACAACCCCAGAGCAGTGTATTCAATAGAGCGGTGCATTAAAAAACTATCTGAGGACATGACTCTAGACGACGCTACGGAATACTTTTGGTTTAACGTAGCTGGTTCTTGTGGCGAGGGTTACCCCATCTTCATCTCCACTCCCGAAGACGAAAGCCCTTATTAACGGAGGGAAAGGGGCGAGTTTAGTTCTTCGATTAGAATGTCATACCCCGGAGCCTTGTAGTGAAACCCGTTACTACTTTTCTCGCCCCCAGTAAAGAAGTCTGCTTTTTCTAGAAATGTTTTAGTGGGTAGCCACCCCACCAAATAGACCTGCATAAAATCCCGCCTGACACGGGCAAAAAAGAACAAGTCGTTTTCAGGCTCCATATCCTTTTTGCCATTAACAAATGCGTTATACTCAGGCTTCGGGATGCTACTACAAATCTTAGATTTAACTTCTATTGTTTTCTTCTTATGAACAATGTCGTGCGTCCACACGGTGTCCCCCACATAGCGGCTTCTGGGTAGGTAGGCGTTAACAGCTATCTCTCCCAGCAATCCAGTCATCCTGCCCTGCCCCTTCATTATAGAGTTGCTTGGAACCCCCATCTGGCAAGAGCGGTTGTAAGCCAGTGCCACATCATCGTCTGTGGGGGTGAACACCGCCACATCACCAACGTGCTTAAACTTCTTTATCTTGGGGAGCTTCATTAGAAGTTGGATAACCCGTCTATTTTTTTCTTGAGTTCTTCCGCATATTTAAGTCTACGGTTTGTATGTGGTATCCCTGCTTTTTCATAATCACGAAGAAATATGTTTGTAGCTTCACCAACTGTTGTCGCCTTGTTCATCTTATCGCGCACCCGCCCATACTGCTTTGTGTTGTCCATCTCGCTCCCGATAAACTCTAATTGAGCATCTAAATCAAAAGGACTTACCCCCTTCGACTTTGCGTAAGCCATCATATTATTTCTGTCTGTATCCCACCTCCCGCCAGTTTCCCACTGAGCAAGGCCGCGACCACGTCCTATTTTTCCTCCTGACAGTTTTTGTTTTGCGGAAGGGTCTAGTTTGGACTCTGCATATAAATTAGCCACAGCACCAATGGCGGCGACTTTACTAAGTCCCGCTACGTTTTGTAGCTTCTTAACCATATACTCAGCGGAGCCATACGGGAGGGTATTCTTACTTTTGGTGAGTTTAGTCTCCACAGCTTCTCGAAAAGTTTGTGGGGCTTCCGCTATCGGAATAGACTTTTTAACTGTTCTTCGGGGGTTTTTATTTGGCATAATTAAAATCTAAATGGTGTTAAAACTTTCCAGTTTTTAAGGTCTCTTGGAGTCGGGACAGGCTCAGTTCTCCTCACCCTGACACGGGCAATGGCTTCGTTACCCCATTGAATGTATGTGTATCCTGACATGACTGAGTTCTTTGCGGGGGCAATCCAAGTCGCCACTGTGAACCATCCGAAGTTATCGAGTTCATTTACTTCAAGTATGTAGTCAAACTCTGCTCCCGCCGACACCCACCACATCCCAAAAACTTGTTCGGAATGATCATAGAAGGTAGTTAACTGCGGGGCGGGTGGGCTTTGTGCATTAGTAATGCCGCAGGACAACAGTAAGGTGAGTAATAGCTTCTTCATGACGTACGTTGAATCCTCTTTAAAATTGTATCCCAAGCAGGGAAGAATATCTCCTCCATACAGCGGACAATGGGTTCTTGTTCGTATCTTTCTGACCACGCTATACCAGATAAAAACAGGCTGGCTTCCATCATTTCGTGGCGAAGTGTGTCTAGTGCCACTTCATCTGACAGACCTGTATTGATCTGAATTACTTTTTCGTCGTGGGTGTATTCCCCGAACGTGTCGCTATCGGCTCCCTTAAACGCTTTAACAACTAAGCGGATACGCCGCCCAGCTATATTCACTGTTTTTGGGAACTTCATCTCTTACGTCCATTGACTAGCTAATTCATCATAAAGGACTAATCCACCAGCAATAGCGTGAGCCATCCCCTCCATATGGTTTGTTGCCAAATCCCAATCCATCTCATTGGTTCCAAAGAAAGGCTCCGCAATGACTGCGGGGCAGTGGGTCATCCGCAAGAAAGCCGCTCCTCGACTGCCTTTCCCACGGGCTTTGATTCCCCGACTAGTGAAGTCAGTGAAAGCATCTTCCATCGAATCCCTCAAAGAACGAGCTAACAGACGACCGTTCTGGCTACTGTGCCAGTAAAGCCACTCATGTCCTGTCGCACTGGGGCTGGCGGCATTGAAGTGCAACTCAACGGCAAACTTTACCCCGTCATCTTTTAACTTCTTAGCTAACCACCGCATCGCTGTTGTGTATCCACCACCCTCATACGAGTTATACACACGGGTCTCTTCTCTTATTTTCTTAGAAATCAAATAGGCTAAGTCGCAGTTATAATCATACTCAACCGTCCCATCAACAGACGCGGCTCCACTGTCGCCTTGTCTACTATGTCCTACGCAAAGTGCTATCATGTTGGGCCAATTCCAAATATTATTGAGGTTAACGGAACTATAATGAGAGAGGCTATTGCTAGAATAATAATCAATAAAATGATCAGGGTGTTAATAAAGCGGAAGATCATTTGCCTCCCCCTATAATAATCGCTCTTCGGTAAGAGTGATCGGAATGAAACTTTTGTCCCCTACCCATTAGTGTTCCCTCAACGAAAGGATACTTAAATCCTTCGATGAGGGTCACCGTTGGGGGATCATACATCGCGCTCTCGTTCAAGGCGTTTTGCGAGTCTCTCAATCCGCAACTTGGCAGAAGGACTACCATCAGCGGCAAAACGATCAATTTCATCCTCCAGTTCATAAACAAATGTTCTCTGCCGCCACTTCGCATACGCGATGTAAGCCTCCAGCGCGGCGGTTAACAGCCGGAAGAACTTCACTTCTTCTTATTGAGAACAGACCAGACGAGTCCTACGAGGGTAACTACGGCTGATACACCTGTGGTTACTTGCTCACCAGATGCCAATCCAGCCTGAGTCATAAAGCCTCCCCCGAAGGTGAGGATGTGACGGACGATTCCTAAAATAGCTTCTTTACTCATTTCTTATTCTTGTTTCTTAATAAATGATACAGCGAAACCACTGCAACTGCAATTCCTAAAAGCCCACCTAATACTTGAATCGCCCATTCCATATGCTCTTGATACGGAGAGAGAACCGCCACAACTGAGCCAGCGATACCTGTCGTTCCTTTGGTTATGATTTCTCCGGTGTTCATTACTCAAAAGGGTTTGGTGATTCCACCCAAGTAGGAGATTCAAGAATATTGAGCATCTCCCCATAAGTTAATTGCGTTTTACCTACCAAAAAATCGGGTATTACACCTTCAAATTTAACAAAGGTTTGTGAACCATCAACTGACCACCGAAGTGTGTCTTCTGATGTTTCAAGGACTTTGCTGAAATCCACTTGTGATACATCGGAAGAGTCAATAACTACATATTTCCGTGGCATAATATTAAGGGACTGAAGTTGAAAAGGCTGGCCCATTTACAAGAGTTCCATCATTACCACCGGAACCTTGATCAGTAATAGTTGTCCCCGTCCCACCATCGTTATCCCCCATCCTCCACCAGCCGAGAGGACTTAAACTGGTAAGTGATTTGGGTTTGCCGCTATTGTAAATAGAAGTCACTTGGGATGCTGATAATTCGGAATTAAAGATAGCTAATTCATCAATAAGCCCAGCCCAAGTGTATGAAGTTGAGTAGTAGCCAGCGAGGATTGTTTTTAGTCCAGCAAAATCCATGTCAGAGCTAGATGGGAACGTGTTGTAGCTTGAACTGATGGTCCCAACAGAGGAACCATCTAAATACATTTTACTATTTGTCGCGCTACCTGCCGCATAGATCGCAACTAAATGATGCCATGACGAGGAGTCCGTGAACGCTACGGTTCGCATCCAGTTAAACTCATCCAACCAGAATCTTAGTTTGTTACTGTGCATTTGCACCCAAAACTTACCCCCATTGCCATTGAAGGGGCCGATGTCAAACATCCCGTCATACGTCCTCGCAGGGTTGTCTGCTTTGAACCAAAACGAAACAGATAGGCTTCCGGTATAGTTGTCTCCTAATGTGTCACCAATGCCTGTTCCAGCATCCATGTAGTCATTTGAACCATCGAAGTCAACACTGTAAGTGTTATCGAAGCTGCCAATAACAGGGTTAGCCGTTACACTGTTCCCTAATCCTAAACGGGGAGCCATGGTTCTTTAGGCGGCGTGGTAGGCGAGGACTTTACCGGAAGTTAACTTAAAATCGTTTATCTGCCCGTATATAGTTACCCCAGCGGGTATGGTTACCCCCGTAATCGCATCGCCAGCTAACTCAGGCCATGAAAGCGAAGTGAACACAGCATCCTCCACAACGAGGATGGCGCAAAATTCACCTCCCACAGAATTTGTGCCGGATTCAAAAGTAGCTCCGGCTTGCCCGAAGGATTGTTTTTCAATGTTATTTGTAGCCATAGCTAATTTCTTTTTAATTAAAATGATTAATACATTCCACTCATACCGCTACCCACTCCTTCGGGGGCGATATTGAGTTTTGGTCTTGCGCCACCTCTGTATGAGTCGAGGTCAGCGTCTAAAAGTTTCTGGCAAGTCTGCCAGTGATACTCAGCCCTTTGGATATCTGCGTTGTCTTCTGCCAGTTTGCCAAGCACAGCGTGTTTGATCACGGAAGGATCATTTGGGATAAATACTTTATGTGAGTTGTGGCTAACCTCTACATACTGACGTTTCATCAAAAACGTAGCTTTTGTATCCGAATCAACAGGGGATATCCTGTAACGCCGAAGCCCGTCTGCTCCTGAATACCCGTCATCAAATACACCAGCCATCAATGAAGTATCACCAGCGGCAATAGACGTAGTTGAAGGCTCTCCAAAGAGGCGGTAGTCATGCCACATGGAATAAAGGACAGTCGGGTCGTCATCCAAAATAGCGTGTAAGATGCACTCATAACCCACGCCCGTTCCGGCATTTCCAGCGAGCAAAGTGTAATACCCACTACTAACGTCCACCTCTGTCAGCGTGGTCATCATATCCCGCCAGAAGCCCATATGATAAATGCGGGGCATGATTTCATTTAAAGCTGTATACCAATCAGCATCAGTAGCCGCAGAAGCATCCAAATACTGCCCGTATTTGTTTTTAAGGGTGTCTACTTGTGCAACTGGCATGACTCGTTAAATATAGGGGATTTGGGGGTTATTTCAAGGGGCTGTTATGGGGGCTTCATCCCCTAAATAGTAGGCTTCTGCCTTATTTGCGTCTATCCCCTCGTTAGGGTTGTTGGGATGCCAATACCTACGGTTAGGGGCGGCACTTTCCCAAGAGCCATCAGAGCGACGACGGTGCGATATATTACTATCTCCAGAAGTCTGACCAGCTACCCATTTAAGGGGGCAATATGTGTTCCACATCCCGCTTTCATGTGCGCGTTGCAGGTGATGGTCAATATGAGTTCCACGTTCTGCAAACTCTGGAACATTTGTAATATGGGCGTAGAAATCTTTTAACACACGCGAATTCAGCGCATAAGCATGAGTTCGGTTGACCGACTTGGCGCGTAAGATCAGTGGGTTGTCCGTCCGTTCAGGTAACGAGCGATGCTGACCTCCTAAATAAAACTGATCCCAGTCGTGTGGTAAATGCTTTACTAGATAATTGATTTCCACAAGAGATGACATATTAAAAAATACATCGTCCTCTAGAATCAATACACTTCTGTAGTCTACATCGCTGTTTAAAATAGTCTGAATAAGACTACAATGAGATTGGTAGCACCCCCAAGTGCCTCTACCGCGCCTCCAATAAGGGGGTAGCTTCATCTTAAACCCATTTATAGCATTAAATATCTCTACATCAGAAAAGTCTACGACCCCCGTTAGTTGGAAATTTTCTTTGAGTTTAAGTAGCCTGTCCTTGCGGTGGGAGCAGTTGATGACAAACACTTTGTCAAACAACTCATTTAACTTCTTCACGATAAGTAATTATGATTTCTCAGGGAGGATGAACGGAGAGTAGTATACATTTTCGTATATTACCTGCACTATTTTCTTAATATTTATATCCTCAACTTCAGTATCCTCATCAGGTTCTAGCGAGGTGTCATATGTCGTTCCAATATGCAGGTAGTATTTACCCAGCTTGGGTTCTTCCCTTTCTGCTTTCCATTCATTATCCTTAACGTCTAAAGCACCAGCATCTGTGTCTGCTGGGTCTGCCGTGTCTGCTGGGTCTCCTTCTTCTGCATGAGGCTCTACATGAATCCTTACATTTTGGACAACATCTTCTATCGCATCTTTGTCTGCTGGAGGGACATTCGTTGTATCTAAATCCCATGTTAGGTAAACCTTTCCATAGGTCTCATTTTCAGGAAGGGTCTGCGCTCTATACTCTAATTCCTGCCCTAAGTTGTTAGTCATGTTAGTGAACCCCTCTGGCTCAATTTGGAGCATACCGTGTATGGCTTTCTGACTACCTACAGTCAAGAACTTATCAACCTCTTCACTCACTGGGCCATTTAGCGAAACATATCCTTTTAGCTTATGCTCATGTTCTGGCAGGTCGTGTTCATGTCCTCCATCCCCATGTGTATGATCCCCATCCGTAATTGTTATGGTGTGGGAGTGTTCGCACGATGAGGAAGACCCAGAGGATGATTCTTCAGAGGTTGACGCATCCTCCATGTCAGACATTCCTGACTCATCAGAGGTTGATTCTTCAGAGGTTGATTCTTCAGAGGATGACTCTTCAGAGGACGACTCTTCAGAGGTTGATTCACCAGAGCATAACCCTCCCGTGCAGTCGCTAACATCCAGAGTGTATGTGTTTACTGTATCGCTGTTCTCGTCATACTCAAAGCTGTTGATCATTGCGGTCAACATCCCCGTATAAATACGGAGTCGCTCCTCCCCAAATGTCTCAGACTCTTGATCCCGATCTATGAAAAACTGAAGTTTGAAAGGATGTATGTTATCAAACTGACCCCCACCCGAAGGTGCTTGAACATGGAGTTCTACGCCGTCAGCATAAGTAGCATCTGGTTTTGGGTTGTTGGGTGGGCCAAAAGGCCAATTACCCATGTAGTGCATCTCATGGGGTGGGTCTACTCTACCACCCCCCACGCCTCTAGCACCGGAGTCATCTGCGGGATGTCCCGTCTGTGGGTTTACTGGTGGTGTCCCTGCCATTTCAAAAAATATTAAGGATCGACATTCGACACATCAGGGTGATAAGCAGTAGTTATTTCCCTTAAATAACCCCCACGAAAAGAGGTTTGCGTGTCAGAGACAACAAGACTGGTGGGCCAATCCTCATAGTTGGTGCGGTCAAATGTAAAAGCCGCACCTGCGTATTCGTAAACCTCATGGTCTGTCCCAGATGTGGCGTATACATGAATCCGTGTGTGGAGACAAGCCCCGACTTTCAATGTGAAAATCGGAGTAACGAAATTAACGGGTTCAGGGAGCATTGGCTTTACTTTGGGTATAGTAAAAGGTGTTTTTTGCCAAGTCCTTTGAATACTCATTTGAGTTGGGCCAGACCACGACTGCCTTTTAAATATGGGAGTAGCCACTGTGTCATGCCCCCCAGTTTGGCGTTCCCAAGAATGTATTACTATACCCCCTTTGTTATCTCCCGCCGCGCCTGCTTCAGTGCCTCCCGTATTTGATAGCTCTTCTGATGTCATAGAGGTGGTTGTCCCATCAAGGACGGCGGGCCATGAATAGTTTTGGTGGGTAGTTATATTAGACAACTCACCAACCGCCGCGACAACCTGCTTCTCTATAATAGCATACCAATTATCAGTTAGTTGCTTACCCTCCCGCATGATTCCATGCTCGTCCACGCCCCAGAAATTTGTATTTGTTGGTAGGGCAGACCCATCAGGTCTTTCTCCACCGGGGAACATACTCGTTTGAACGGGTATCTCAGCATCAGCATTGGCAAATAATGCGGGGGTTGTTAGCACCGCAGTGGGAGTTACTAATGTCTCGTTAGTGGCAAACGTAACACTTGCTTTTGGGTTCTCTCCAACATACCAAAGAGTCTCTTTAGTAACTAATGAATCATACGCGGGGAACTCTGGGTCTGTATCCACGCGCCACATAGGGACGCGCTTGACATACACCCTCTGCTCTACAACGAATAAAGAGTCCAGAGTCTCATCTCCTGAACGAACTTGTTTTTTCTCAAAAAGTATATATGACTCATCGGGGTCATTCCCGCCTAAACCATCTCCAAAAGGGTCGAAGGTAGAGGTAGGCATAGAAGACGTTAATAATGGTAAATCTTCATCGAA